TATGCCAACATTCATGCTAAACGAAAAAGGATCGCTGCTGGTAGTGGCGAAAAAATGAGAAAGCCTGGGTCTAAAGGAGCACCCACGGCTGCTAACTTCAAACGCTCCGCTAAAACTGCTAAGAAAAAGTAACTCTTAATTATGAAATCTATTATTGCTGCCGGTTTCCTCCTCGGCTGCGCCCAAGGCGCTATTGCTGGTCCCTACGCAAACATCGAAGCCAACTCTGGTTTCACCGGCTCTGACTACACCGGCTCTGTTACCGATGTCCACGTTGGTTACGAAGGTGAAGGCTGGTACGTGCAGGGAGGTCCTGCTCTGCTGGCACCTGATGATGCAGACGGTGATGTTGAACTGTCTGGAAAAATCGGTGGTAGCTACCCCGTAAGTGAAGCACTGTCTGTGTACGGTGAGTTCTCCTTCCTGACTGGCGACGACGACAACAGCTACGGCACTAAAGTCGGCGCTAAGTACAACTTCTGATATTTAATACAGCCCTCCACTGGACGTGAGCCTTGGGAGGGCTTCATTAAAGTGCTCAAATACATACCCTAAACAACAACAACTCCGCACTTTTAATGACCGCTGTACTTCAACAACAACAGAGGTCTACCTGGGATGAGTTTTGCTCCTGGGTAACCTCTACTAATAATCGACTTTATGTTGGCTGGTTTGGAATCCTTATGATCCCTACCTTGCTGGCTGCCACAATTTGTTTTGTAACTGCATTTATTGCAGCACCTCCTGTAGACATCGATGGAATCCGAGAACCTGTCGCAGGCTCCCTTATGTATGGAAACAACATCATATCAGGAGCCGTCGTTCCGAGCAGCAATGCCATCGGACTACACTTCTACCCAATTTGGGAAGCTGCTACACTTGATGAATGGCTCTACAACGGGGGTCCATTCCAGCTTGTCGTATTCCACTTCCTCATTGGCATCTTTTCTTACATGGGACGAGAGTGGGAACTTAGCTATCGACTAGGTATGCGTCCCTGGATCTTCGTCGCTTACTCTGCACCTGTTGCAGCAGCGAGTGCCGTCTTTCTGGTGTACCCCTTCGGTCAGGGATCCTTCTCTGATGCAATGCCGCTTGGCATCTCGGGTACTTTCAACTATATGTTTGTCTTTCAGGCAGAGCATAACATCCTTATGCATCCATTCCATATGCTTGGTGTTGCTGGAGTCTTCGGTGGCTCTCTATTCTCTGCTATGCATGGTAGTCTGGTTACCTCCAGCCTTATCCGTGAGACAACTGAAGAGGTAAGTCAAAACTATGGTTACAAATTCGGACAAGAAGAAGAGACTTATAACATTGTTGCCGCTCATGGCTATTTTGGTCGTCTTATCTTCCAGTACGCCAGCTTCAACAATAGTCGCAGTCTGCATTTCTTCCTGGCTGCTTGGCCTGTGGTGGGTATCTGGTTCACCGCGCTAGGCGTCAGTACCATGGCTTTTAACTTGAATGGTTTTAACTTCAACCAATCCATCCAAGACCGTGAAGGTCATGTTATTAACACGTGGGCGGACATCCTGAACCGAGCTGGTCTCGGCATGGAAGTCATGCACGAACGCAACGCCCACAACTTCCCGTTGGACCTGGCTGCTGCTGAGACAACTCCTGTTGCTCTGACTGCTCCTGCCATCGGCTAATCAATTCGTACGTTCATCTATGTTTGACATTCGAGTCTGTGATGAAGGTGCTCGCGTTATCCGTGATGCACTTAGACTGTATAAACAACAGTGGCCTGGTGGTCACCCACAAGAGCAACAAGATATTGAGTTCTTGGAAACACAGTTTACCAAAATGGTACTTGAGTCAACCATAGACGCATGACCTCCTAAGCATGGAACGGGGCTTAGGTTTTACTAGGTACGAACTCATGTCCAACATCGTTATCCGCTACATCGCAAACGCTAAGAAGAAAGCACAAAACTATAAAGTTGATGCTCTTCGTTATCGTGGTGTAGTTTATAAGCAACTGGTTAAGTAAGCTTACAGGGAGGTGCAAGTCCTCCCACCAGTCTTGGCGTTGGCCTTCTACGGAAGATACCCTTCGCCGTCTAGACGGTGGGAATAGACCACAAAAATTTTGATCGATCGAAAACGGCTACATATTCTTAATTACTTTATTCTATACCAATGGCTAATACCAATCAGGTAAGTCTTGGTCGCGCTAATCTGGCAGGCAACGCCTCTAACAACCGCGACCTTTACCTTGACCTATTTTCTGGCGAAGTCTTCAAGGGCTTCCAGTACAACTCTATCGCTCGTGACCTTGTCATGAAGCGTACCCTGCAGAACGGCAAGTCTCTGCAGTTTATCTACACGGGTCGCACCAAGGCGGAGTATCACACCCCTGGCACCCCGATCCTGGGTAACTCCGACAAAGCTCCTCCGGTTGCAGAGAAGACGATTACGGTCGATGACCTGCTCGTCAGCTCCGCTTTCCTGTATGAGCTGGATGAAACCCTTGCTCACTACGAGCTGCGCGGCGAGATCTCCCGTAAGATCGGCTACGCTCTGGCTGAAACCTATGACCGGAAGATCTTCCGTAGCATCACCCGTGGTGCACGTACTGCTTCTCCTATCTCTGCTAGCGGCTACACCGAGCCCGGTGGTACTCAGATCCGTCTCGGTACTGCTACCAACGGTTCTGACGCTACCAACCCTACCTCTCTGATTGCAGGCTTCTATGATGCTGCTGCTGCTCTCGACGAGAAGGGTGTTAGCTCTGACGGTCGTGTGGCTGTCATCAACCCTCGCCAATACTATGAACTGATCCAAGCGGTCGGTAGCAATGGTTTGGTGAACCGTGACGTCCAGGGTACTGCCCTGCAGTCCGGTCAGGGTATCATCGAAATCGCTGGTATCCAGATCTACAAGTCCATGAACATTCCGTTCCTGGGCAAGTTTGGCACCAACTCCAGCCTGCCTCTGGCTGGCGACTTCGTTGGCGAAACCATGCCTGCTGACACCGCTGTTACTGGCGACAACTATGGCTCCCGTAACAACTACGGTGGTCAGGTCTTCGGCAAGTCCTGTGGTCTTATCTTCCAGAAGGAAGCTGCAGGTGTTGTGGAAGCTATCGGACCTCAAGTCCAAGTGACCAGCAACGACGTGTCCGTGATGTATCAGGGCGACCTGATCGTCGGACGCCTCGCCATGGGCGCTGACTACCTGAACCCCGCAGCCGCTGTGGAGTTCGTGGTTGACTCCGCTCCTTCTGTTGACTCCAACGGTGTGGTCAACACTGCTGGCGCTGCCAACTTCTGATTTATCTATCTATTTATTAGATCTACGGGGGACCTTCGGGTCCCCTTTTTTTTATTCATATGACTACTCCCTCTACGACAACACTCGATACCGAACTATCCGCAGTTAACTCAATCCTGGGGAGTATCGGTCAGTCTCCCATTACCACTCTTGATTTTACAAACCCAGAGATTTCTTTTATCTACAATCTTCTTACTGAAGTAAATATAGATGTACAAAACGAAGGCTGGGAGTTCAACACCGAACTGCATGTAAAGCTTTCTCCTGATACTAACAAGCATATTGTAGTACCACCTAACGTACTACGTTATGACATTCATGACAACCAGAATGATCGCAGACTCAACGTGGTTACACGTAACGGTAGACTGTATAACAAAGTAGAACACACAGATGAATTTGAAAATGACGTAGAACTTGACGTTGTAACGTTGTATGCGTTTGAAGATCTCCCGCCTGTCTTCCGTCGTTACGTTATCTATCGTGCTGCAGGACGTGCAGCTACACAACTGGTTGCTAACCCTCAGCTAGTCCAGTTGCTTGGTACTCAGGAAGCGCAAGCTCGTGCTGCCTGTATTGAATACGAATGTGAACAAGGCGACCATAACTTTATGGGCTGGCCTGATGGCACAACTTACAGAGCATATCAACCTCATCACGCACTTAGGCGCTCATGACAAGCATTACACAAACTATCCCTAGTTTTACTGGAGGTATCTCACAACAACCTGATGAGCTGGTACTACCAGGGCAGGTGAAAGATCTGGTTAACGGTGTACCTGACATCACGGATGGTTTGGTAAAGCGTCCTGGCAGTAGGTTTATCAGTGCATTGTCTGGTGCATCTGCTGGTACTTGGTTTAGCTACTATCGTGATAGAAGTGAAGGGGCTTACGTCGGTCAAGTACAAAGAAATGGTGCAGTAAAGATCTGGAATACCTCAGGTAGTCTGGTACATAACGGCAGTGCCAATGGCTATCTTGCACACACTACAGATGAAGATCTCAAGTTTCTAACTGTTGCTGATACTACTTTTGTTACTAACAGCACAGTTTCTGTCCAACGTACTTCCGCTAAATCTCCGTTGAGAGGTGCAGGTATCCATTCTTCATTGAATGGTCAAGACTACCAAGCCTTCGTTGAGCTTCGTCAACTAGCCCACGGTCGTGAATACAGTTTCGATGTTCACACCCCTACTGCTGCTGAGCAGTCAATTACTTCTGGTGGCAAAGCATTAAGCATTCACGTCAATACTCCAAGCGCTGGTGGCAGTGGTTATACATCTATCTCTCGTGGAAGCGGTAACTACACTGGCATTGATCCATCTCTGCAACATCAGTCTTCAGAGATCTTCATTAAAGATGCTGGAAATGGAAGAAACCTTGTTTTCCGGTTGACCGCTGTTGGTCAAGTAGCAATTTCTAAAGATGCTGGTGGTACTACACAGTCTGATGATTATGTAGGTGTTTACAATGTTACTTCTGAGCTGTTACACGGTGGCTATGGCTGGACTGCTAATCAAACTTTTACTGTTGACATGCAGAATGTCACCTACACAGTGACGGTCAAAGATGTTCAACAAATCAAAGGCAAAGTAGACAGAGGTTTTTTCCGTCCTGACCCTACATCTTTTGATGCCAATACTTCTGTGTCTGCAGATGGCATATTAAGTCAAGTTGTTTCTGGTACTGGTACTGGTCAAATCAACCTAGATACTGTGCAAGTTATTGGTAACGGTATTTTCCTTGCACATAGCAGTCCTTTTGTTGTTGAAACAAAACAGCCAGATCTTTGGCGAATTACTCCTATGGAGGTTAACGATCCAACGACACTTCCACGTCAATGTAAAAATGGAATGATTGTTAAGGTCATCAATAGCAGTGACTCACAGGAGGATGATTACTTCCTTAAGTTTGTGGGTGATGCTGGTAACGATGGACCTGGCAAATGGGAAGAGACTGTCGGTCCCGATCAGTTCACTACCTTTGACGCCAGCACTCTTCCTCATGTCATTCAACGTCAATCTAACGGTAGTTTTACAGTTGGTACATACACTTGGGAAACACGTCAAGTTGGTGATGACAATACCAATCCTTTTCCGTCATTCGTTGACAAGAAAATATCTCAAACGTTCTTCCACCGTAATCGCTTAGGTTTTCTTTGTGAAGACAATATCATCTTAAGTCGTGCTAGTGAGCCTGGTAATTTTTTCCAAGAAACTGCTTTGCTTATTGGTGCTTCTGATCCTATTGATATACAAGCCAGTTCAACACAGCCAACATTGTTGAAAAATGCGATCGAAACTAACACTGGTTTGGTTATCTTTGCAGAAACTCAACAATTTTTGCTGCATACCGATAGTGATTCGTTGACACCTGAGACTGGAAAGGTTTCTAACATCTCTACCTATAGATACAGCCCTCAAACAGATCCTATTTCCTTAGGCACTACTATTGCATTTGTAGATAGCGCTGGTCGTAATGGCAGATTCTTTGAAATGGTTGACATACGTAGAGAAGGTGAGCCCAATATGATTGAACAGACAAAGGTTGTCCCAAGATTGCTGCCTACAGATTTAACTGTTATCACAAATAGCCGTGAAAACAACACCGTATTTTTAAACAAAGCAGGTGAATCAGACATCTTTGGTTACCGTTATTTTAACACAGGTGACCGGCGTGTCCAGTCAGCTTGGTTTAAGTGGAGCCTTCCTTTTAATGTTAAAAACTTGTTTGTGCTTGACGACGAGTTGTACATCGTACAGGACACTTCTTACAATCTTTTGAAGATTCCTTTGCAAGAGATTGATACTACTAGAGAAGCAACTGGTGATGATTTCTACGGTGATTCTATTAAGTACCGTGTACATTTAGATTCGTCTAAATCATTGACCGCTGGCTCGTACAACGGCACTCACACAGAAGTAGCCTTTACCTCTGCAGGGTCTGGTGTTGGTACAGCATTGGCTGCAGTTAACTTAACAACTGGTGAAGTTTTTATTGAAGACACCACACAACGCAGTGCACCTTCCTACAAATTTCTTGGAGACTTTGGCGGTGATACAGTTGTGGTTGGTTGGATGTACGAAATGAAAGTAGACCTGCCCCGTATCTTTGTTAAGAAAAAAGCAGGAGAACAAACTACTTCTGACCTTACTGCGTCTTTGACCATCCAACGTGTTAACATGAGGTTTGGTCCTGTAGGACAGATTGATGTAGATCTAAAACGATTAGGTAAATCTACTGTAACCACACAGTACGATGCCACTCCTATGGATCACTACGATGCAGACGAAGCTACGTTTGTGTCTGAAAAAACACAGCAAGTGCCTGTGTATGAGCGTAATAAAAACTGTAACATTACACTTAAATCCTTTCACCCTGGACCTGCGTCGTTCCATTCGATGACTTGGGAGGGTGATTACACCCCCATGCATCACCAACGTGTCTAAGTACATCCATCCAATTACTATGCAGGCTGCCTATGAGGTGGCCTGTAACCTACTTCCAGAAGACTATAAAGAGGTTGTGGAAGGTCATGGACATGACCCTAAACGCAGCCTGCCATTAGGTGCTAAGTATGGTGACTCTGTTTACTTTACTGTGCCAAACGGTGAGCTTGCTGGATGTGCAGGGGTAAACCCTGAGGGTGCTATATGGATGCTCTGTACTCCTGCTGTACATAAATACCCGATCACTTTCGCTAGAGAAGCAAAACGCTATGTAGAAGGTCGATCCGAAGAACTTCTTTGGAACATAGTTGATAAGCGGAATACCACCCACCTAAAGCTTCTCAAATTCCTAGGTTTTAAATTCCTTCGGGAGTTTCCCCATGGACCTAACAATTTAACCTTTATAGAATTTTGCCGTGTGCGAACCCGTTAGTGGAACTCTAGGCGCTCTGTCTGCTGCATCTGGTGCTGCTAGTGCTATTGGTCAATACCAAAGTGCATCAGCAACAGCGGCTGCTAAGAACCGAGACATTGCCAACAAAGCTAATCAAAGAAATCGTCAGTATGAACTCGAAACCCTGCAAGGGGTAGCTGAGTACAATCAAGCAAAAATGGATGTTGCTCGTAAGCAAGAAGAAGTGGGTCTAGAATACTCACGAACTTCTTCTGAAGAGCAGCTCAAAGCTGACGACGAAATAAATAAATACATTTTAGCAGACCAAGATTTAGCAATTAAACTGCTAGGCAGTGAGCAGGCTGATGAAGGGGGCAGAGCTAGAAACAGAGGATCTAACGTACGCCGTGCAATCGGCAGACAGCGTGGAGCTAATGTTGCTAACTTGACTCGTCAACGGATTGCTTCTAAGATTCGACTGGATGACGCTCGCCGTAAGGCAGGTGCACAACGTCAAAGCTTGTTTGCTTCTGTTGCTAACCCCTATACCCCTGGTCCCGCACCTAGCCAAGACATTGAGTTCGTCAAAGGACCGTCACCGCTTGGTCTTATTGGAGGACTTGCTGGTGCTGCTGTGTCTGGTGTTACTACCTTCGACAAGTTTGCACCAGAATCCCTGAAAATTTCTGGCAAACCATGACATCATCTTATCAAGGGCTATCTGGTAACCGGGCTGGCGGTGCAGACCCTACTCCTGAATTTCTCCCAGCACAACAACAGGCAGACAAACGTTTACAAAGAGATATTGACAGGTTAAACCAGTCTATCAATGCTAACTCTGAAGCTAGACTGCTTAACGCTCAGCGTGCTGGTGATGCCATGCAAAACCTGGGTAGATTGTCTAAAACCCTAGGCGATGCTTTGGGTATGTATCAGGCAGGTCAGATTAAAAAGTATCAAACACAAGCGCAAGCGTTGACTGCTATCGGTGTTTACGATCAAGAAGAACTTACTGAACTTCAAACACAACGTGAGCAAGATCAGCTTGCAGCTCAACAGGGTCTTTCTGACGCTCAAAAAAAAGCAGCAAAGGACGGTGCTCCGTATCACGTCATTGACGGTATTGGTAAGCTAAATGCCTACCACCTAGACGAGATGCAGAAGATCCGTATTGGTGAGGTTGCTACTGAATTGCCAACAGCTTTCAAAGATTACTTTACTGAAAACGAAGGGGCTACAAAGTCTAGAGCTGATCAACTTGGTTTAGTAGATCAATTTATAAATGACAGCTATAGCAAATTTGATGGGTTTGACCCAGGCATGATTGCTAAATATGGACTGCCTACTGTAAATAAATTTAAACAGGAAGCCCGTAAAGATATTGATTTCCAATGGGGACAATCTACCAGTGCTAGAGAAGTTGACCGAGCTATCAACACTTTACTTGTAGATGGTAACATTGCTAGCTATGTTAACACTGTTGCTAACACTGTTGACACTAAAGGTAAAATCCGTGGTGAAGCTGGTGCCTACAGGTATCTAGTTGATAAGGTACTGCCTAAAGCAATCAAAGCTAATCTCGTTAGTGTTACTGACATCAAAGAGATGTTTGAAAACAGCGAGAGACCTGGCATGGGCGGTAAGACTTACATGGATTTGAATAAGGTTGACTACAACACGCTTGATGAACTAATCGAAGCTGATGTTGCTGCTGACTATACACGTAGTGAAAAGCTAGAAACTGCTCAGTTTTCTGCAGAAGAAGATGCCTGGGCTGAAGAAGCACGCAATGCAGACCCTGCTACTATTACTAACGACTCTATTGATGAACGTCAAAAAGAGTTTATTAAAAAATACGGTAAGGAAAGTAAAGTCCTAAACGAGTGGAAACAGCACCTGTCTATTGACGCAGTCCAACTTGCAGAAGCTGACACAGCTATCAAACGTTTGATTGCAACCAACAGCCTAACCTCTGAACGTCTTAATAAATTTCCGTGGCAGCTCCAGCAACGATATGCTTCTATTGCTACGCTTACTGACAAAGTTGCTAAGGATAACTATAGTGTCCAGCTCGACGCTATTAAAGACGCTGTTGAAAAGAAAGCCGGTGTTACACTTTTGGGTTCACGTGGTCCGAGTGTAGGACCAACGGTTGCCATGTACCAATCTAAGTTTCATGACAACCTTAAATTACAACTTGAGGCAAACAACCCTAATGCACTCAACGATGCATTGGGTATTACGTTGCAAGAGTTTAATACGTGGGCAGCAGATTCTAATAATTTTAACTCCAATGGTTATAACATTTTTATTGATGCTGCAACAGCTCAGGGTTTACAAGCTAGCGCACGTGTTGAACAAGAGCGAGTAAATAACATTATTCGTACTTTCCGTGGTAGCACTTTAGATCAAGTAGGTGTAGTTCCTTCGGCAATCCTTCGACAACAGTCTAAAGGGTTTGGTCAAAAAGGGTTTAAATTTAATCCATTGATTGAAAGACTTGGTAAGATATTCCAAGTAGATCCAATTACAATTACAAATAAATTGATTGAAGCTGACAACTTAGCTAACAAGGCGCAAGGCAATCCGATTCCATTGATCTCATTGTCCCCTGCTGCTGTAGCTATCAGGGATAATCTTCCTCCACAAGCTAAAGCCTTGCATCTGGCTAACCAAGGTCAGATGACACCTAACATTTCTTTGCGGGTTACGTCCGCGCTTCCTGGTGATTTTCATCCTGAGATTCTGCCTTTTGGTATTGGTGAAACTGTCCAAAAAGCTGGTGAAAAACACAACATCCCTCCTGCTATTCTAGCTGGATTGTTGGAACAGGAAACAGAATTTGTTCCTAAGTTTTTTACTGGTGCTGAAAAAAGCCCTTCTGGAGCTATAGGTCCAGCTCAATTCCTACCTGAAACTGCAGAAGACATGGGTGTAGATCCATATGATCCTGAGTCTTCTATCTACGGAGCAGCTAAATACCTTCGTTGGATCATGGATAATTATAACTATGATTTAAGAACTGCTATTTATGCTTACAACATGGGTGCACAAGGTGTTAAAGATTTTGGTTTAGAAAAATTAAACACTAAAGAGCATAAAGAATACAGTCTTGAAAACTTTAACTATTACCCTGGAGTAATTAAAAGAGCTGGAAAATACGGTTATAAAGGAACTTTCCGTGATCCATCAATGATACGTCCTGCCTTTCAATAACACTAATGGCAAATGAATTTCTGGATGAGATTCTTAACGGTACGCCGGAGTTAGTAGAAGGAGCGATTGAAACCTTAAATGCACAAGATCTAGCAACTGCTCAGCAGACAAGATTTTTAGAAAATGCAGATGAGGTTGAAGCCGCTGCTGCTGTACAAACCCCTGAATCTCCACAACCTAGCAGTTCTACGGAACCTGCTGAACCTGCTGAACCTGCGGGGGACTCTGGACTACTGTCCGATCAGTTCCTCGCTGACGCAAACAAAAGTATTAAACATAGTCAAGAGGAAAAACTTGCCATACCTTTTGGTGTAGCAGACTTTGCTGTTGACGCTGTAAACACAATCGGTAACGTTCTTCTTCGTGATCCCGGTGTCAGTATTGATGACTCTGGTAATTTTCACTACAAGAAAGGTGCCGTTAATATCCCTAAACTGCCTAAGTTTGAAAGCGAAGTAGCACAAGTTACTCGTGATATTTCTGCGGTAGTTGCTCCTAACATCTTCCTTGCTGGTAGAGCTTTACAAGGTGCTAGAGCACTCAACGCTGCAAACATTAGCCGTCAAGGTCTTGGTTGGCAGTTAGGCAGTGACAAGGCTTTCCAATGGTTTGCTTCTACTGGTCTTAGTGCTGGCGTTGGTGCTGGTGTTGACTATGTCTCAGAAGCTAGCGAAGAGGACAACCTTGCTGCTACTTTGAAGAAGACTTGGCCTAGAACCTATAGCTGGATCTCTGATGATTTTGCTACTCTTGATTCTGATAGCCCTGACGTCAAACGTAACAAAAGTATTAACGAAGGTATCTACGCCGGATTGTTCAGCGACTTCCTCCAAGGTGCTGCAAAGCTGTTTAAAATCAGACAAGGCATTAAGGCGGTAACTAAGTGGATTCCTGAAAACGAAAAAGCTAAGAACGCTAAAGTATGGAAAGAGGATCCAGAAGACTTCCTGTCTGATGATCCTGTAGAAAACGTTGTTCTTAATTCTGCTAAACGTCGTACTGAAGCACTGGATGAAACAGGTGCTTATAACTTTTCTGTGTCTGACGGTGAGCTTAATAAGCCCGTATTCGGCGTTAGCGAAGCCTACGATGCCGTTGAAAGTGGCTCTAGGAGTGTAGACCCCATGGGGGTGCTTGGAGCTTCTGTAGACGCCGTACGGATTGAAAAGAACCTTGACACTGTTTACGGACGTCTTGGCAGTGTAATGAGCGAGGGAGCTATTAAGTTCTCTAACAAAGCAGGTGATGCTGGTCAAGCTGTTATCCGAGGTCTAAAAGAGACTTTGATTGAAGCTGGTGAGTATGGCTATCGCCTTGACTCTGGACGTTACATCTCTCACAAAGAGGTGATGGCATCTGGTGATAGGATTGCTGCTGAGTTGCTAGAGATGGATGTCCCTGCAATGAAGAAGATGTTGCAGAACCTGTCAGGCAAAGACGTTGACACAGGTCTTAGTGAGCTGAACTCTGAAGCTTACGCTGGTGTTATGAAAGCCATTGGCGATTACACCAAAGAGTTTGCCAACATGGATCACTTCCGTGCTGCAGGCTATGTAGCTACTTCGACTGCTGGTCAGATCTCTGACATGGCACAGGCGTCCCGCCTTGCCGACAGTGTGTCTGCTATTAGTCGTGCACAAGAACAGGTGCTTGATCGTATTGAGTTCCTAATGCAAATCAAAGGACAAACGTCTTATGTACGTGGTCGTGCTTTGAACATGCTTAACCTGTGGGACCGTTTTACTGGCAAAGGCAATGCTAAGCAGATGAAGAAGTCTGTTGAGCAGATGCGTAAAGATACCATCGACAAACTTAAAGAGATTTCTGAAGAAGCGTCTGATACTATTGATACCCTGCGTGCTGTAAAGGAGCAGCGTCCTGAAATGCTAGGACCGCTTATGCTTGCTTACGATATTACTGATGGTAGCGTCAGCTCTATGAGCAAGCTTAATCAGTATGTACGTAACAGCACTGGCACTGTTAGTAAGATGTTTTTTGACAACAGCCCTGATCTAGAGTCTGTATGGCTCCAAGGTGTGTGGTCTAACATCTATAACTCTGTGCTTTCTTCTATTGGTACACCGTTGAAAGCTACGCTTAGTAACGTTGCTTTGATGATTGAACGTCCTATCGCTACTTATGCTGGGGCTATGTTGTCAGGTGATGGTGCTACGCTGCGTAAGGCACATTACATGTACACTGTTGGTATTGGTGAGACCCTTGGTCGCTCCTTTAACCACATGAGTCAGGTCTTCAAACGTGCCTCTGCTGATCCTAGTTCTGTAGGATACATCATGCGTGATGACATTGTACGTAAGAATGAAGACAAGATTGCTTTGCTGAATGCCTTTGCAGATGCTGCAGAAGAACGTGGTGAACTGGCTCCTAAGGCGATGATGACGCAAGTTGAAGCCATGAACGATCTGGCAGAGCACCCGCTCCTTCGGTTTAGTGCTAACGCTATGACGGCGTTTGACGGCTTTACTCGTTCTTTTATTGCCAACATTGAAGCAAGAGGTCGTTCTTACGACGCTCTGATGAATGCTGGTGACACGGTTACTCCTAAGCGTGTGCGTGCTATGGCACGTAAAACCTACAGCCAGATGTTTGACGAGACTGGCATGATTACAGATGAAGCTGTTGATTATGCTAGCCGTGAGATTGCAATGAACCTGGATGCTCCTGGTCTCCGCAGTCTTAGTGCATTGATTGGTAGGTATCCTATCCTCAAGCCTTTTATGATGTTCCCCAAAACATCTATGAGCATGATTGCGTTTACTCGTAGCCATACTCCTTTAGGTTTGTTTGTACGGGATGTTGATACTTTTAGTACACCGTTTGAACGTCAAAGCAAAGAAGCTGTTAGAGAACTTCTCGAAGCCCGTGGTGTAGCCTACAGCGCTGAAACTGCAGAAGCTGCTTACAACACCATCCGTGCTGAGCTAAAAGGACGTCGTGCTATTGGTACGCTGTCTGTGCTTGGTGCAGGTGCTCTGTTTACTGGCGACCGTTTGCGTGGCAATGGTTTGCACGACAAAGAGAAAATGAAGGTACGACGTGAAGCTGGATGGCAGCCACGTACCTACAAAGGTCTTGACGGCAAATGGTATAGCTACGACAACCTTGGTGCAATTAGCGATTGGCTGGCACTTACAGCCGACGTTATGGATAACTTTGACACTCTTGACGAGCCGTCATTGGAGCTGATGCTCAACAAATCTGCTCATGTCCTTGCTGCTAACCTAACTAACAAATCGTTTATGGCTGGTCTTGAACCAATGAACGATGTGTTGGCTGGTAACCCTGCTGCATTGTCACGATGGGGAGCTAGCTTCCTTAGTGGTCTTGTGCCTGGTAGCGGTTTCCGTAATGAGTTTGCACGTCTTATGACGCCTCAGCTCAAAGAAATGGAGCAAGATTTCTTGCAACTGCTGGCTAACCGTAACCCTATCCTTAAAGATCAACTGCCTGATGTCTACGATTGGATTGATGGTGGTAAAGTTGGTGAACCTGACAATTTCTTCCAAAGAGTTTGGAACACTTACTCACCGTTTATGAAACAAAGCGATAGCCTTAGCGACGAAAAACAATTCTTGATTGACATTGAATTTGACGCACGTCCTACGCTGAGCACTAACGGTAAGGGTGTAAAACTTACCCCTGAAATGCGTTCACAGATTACTAGCAAAATGGGTGAGCTTGGTGGATTTGGACGGGCTATCCGTGAGGTCATGAATACACCTGAAGGTAGAGCATTCCGTGAACAATGGAAAGCAGCAGCTCGTACTGGCATCTATCCCGTGCTTGCTGATTATAAAAATGTCCATCGTATGCTTCGTCAAAGACTGCGTGCCGAACAAAAGTATGCTATGTCTTTGGTAGAGCTTGCTCCTGAAATTGCTGAACTTGAGTTTACACAAAATCAAATTGAAGAAGCAACTCGTTTGGGACAAATCGAACGTATTAGACAACTACAGAACAACTAATGGCTGAATCTCAATACACAGCTCCAGCCACTTACACAATTACTTTTCCTTCGTTGTCTCAAGCAGAGGTCAAGGTAAGTGTTAACGGAGCAGAACTTTCTACCAGTAACTACTCTATTTCTGGTTATCAAAAAACCGGATCAGGTACTGTTACTATTTCCTCCACCGTTAATACTGGCGACATTGTTCGTATCTATCGTGATACTGACATCGCTAGCCCTGAAGCTACGTTTGCTGCAGGAGCTTCTATCAAAGCTGCTGACCTCAACAACAACAACCAACAGCTTCGTTATAAACTAGAAGAAAAGATTGATTCTAGTAACATTGCCACTCAAGCAGTTGTTACTGATGCGTTGCGTGATCTTAACGTAACTACAGCTAAGATTGCAGACGGTAGTGTTACTACTGCAAAAATTGCTGCTGACGCTGTTACTAACGCAAAGTTGGCTGACAACTCTGTTGCAATCGAACAGATGCAAGACAACTCAGTAGACACGCCTGAGCTTGTCGATGCTGCTGTCACCACTGCTAAGCTTGAAGACAACAGTGTAACAACAGCAAAAATTGTAGACGCTAACGTTGTTACATCGAAAATTGCAGACAGTAATGTCACTACAGCTAAGCTTGCTGACTCTAACGTTACTACTGCAAAGATTGCAGACAGCAATGTAACAACAGCCAAAATTGCGGATAGCAATGTTACTACAGCCAAAATTGCCGATAGCAATGTAACAACAGCTAAAATTGCTGACGCTAATGTTACTAACGCCAAACTTGCTGATAATTCTGTCTCTACTATTAAAGTACAAGACGGTGCAATCACTGAAGCTAAGCTTGCTACTAACTCAGTAACTAACGCAAAGATTGCTGATGGATCTATTGACGGTGCAAAGCTGACTAACGGCACTCTGGACGTTGACAAGATCAAAGGTCTTGACATTGTCACCACTGCTGAACAGAACGCTGGCAGTCCTACATGGACAGGCGTTGATGACGTACTTGCATCTATCGGTGCTATCGAGCGTCGTCATGATGTTCTTTACCAGAACTCAACTCCCAGCGGTACTGATTGGGCAACTGGCAAGCTGTGGTACGCCCATGGCAACGACCAAACGCTGTCGGTGTGGAGCGGTAACAACTGGATTGGCATTTCTTCTGGCGGTACGTTCATTAGCCAGCCAACTGTGATCTGGGTTGACCAGGCAAACGGTGACGACAGTAACGATGGTCACCGGATTATCGACTCTATGAAGACCATCAAAGCTGCTGTGGCTTCTGCTGATGCAGGAGACATTGTGCTGGTGGCTCCTGGTGTCTATCGAGAGGCAGCACCTATTGATGTGACGGTCAACAACCTGTCGATCATTGGTCAGTCTCTCCGTAGCTGTTTCGTACACCCGACACCTGCAACTGAAGAAAGCACTCTGTTCCGTGTAAACAGCGGTACTCAGATTGCCAACTTCTCAATGGCTGGCATGAAGGCAAGTGGAACTCGTGGTGGTCATGCTGTTGACTCTGACAGCACCTACGGTCTGCCAGCTAACCAGGGCTGGGCTATCAGTTTCTATCCCAACTCAGTCATCTACAAGAGCCCATACATCCAGAACTGCACAACGTTCATGGATAGTGGGATCTACAACCACACCCAAGCGGAATACAACGCTGATAACAGCCTTGGTGGTTTCTTTGACCCCAACAACGTCAACCAAGGTGGTTTTGGTGGTGACCGCACCTCCTCACCGACTGGTGGTGGTCTCTACATCGACGGTAGTCAAGTTTCTAGCAGCTCTCCGCTGCGGTCCATGGTTGTTGACTCATTCACTCAAATCAACCTGGATGGTCCGGGTGCTCTGGTGTGTAACAACGCCTATGCACAGTTTGTGTCGTTTTTCGGAACGTTCACTCACTACCACTGCAAATCACTGAACGGTGGTCGTGTCAACCTCAGCAACTGCACCACTGACTACGGTCGGTATGGCTTGATTGCTGATGGCAAATCCACGTCCGCTCTTTATTCGACTGTCACTTCTCAGGCAGCAAGTGCTGGTGATCTCTATGTAGACATCACTAAAGCAACCGCTCCGTCGAGCTGGTTTGGTTCTGGTGCTAATGCCACCCGTCCGACCGACGACATGTTGATGCAGATTGGTAGTGACCTGTATGCACTGACTGGGTCTGACATCCTTAACAGCAGCGGTGTTGTCGATAACACTGAAGCAAACCCGACTGGATACCGTGTCCATGTCATCCGTACCGGTTCCGCTAACCGCTCTACCAACCTTGGTCTGATTGGCAATGTTGCAAGCGGTGCCACTGTCTCGTTTTTCTTCCGTTCCTACATCAGCTCTGGTGGTCACACCTTTGAGTATGTGGGTGCTGGTACTGACTATGACGCAGCTCCTGAGAACGGTGGTCAGCCCGTAGAGGCAAACCGTACTGTTGAGCGTAATAACGGTGCCGTATGGCAGTCCAGCACTGACCACAACGGTAAGTTCACCGTGGGTAACTTCATGGTGGTTGACCAGAAATCTGGTCTTTGTGAGATCAATAATATCAACGGTCTTGCGTTCCCAACGTCTGACGGAAACGCCCAGCAAGTTTTAAGCACCAACGGTTCTGGAACACTTACTTGGCAGTCGATTAGCGCCCTAGGCGGTGCCGGTATTCAAAATCTCAACGAAGATTCTTCTCCACAACTGGGTGGGAATCT